TTGAGAAAAAAAGGATCCAAATTACCATTCCATTGCAAATGACCCTGATTATGATAATTATTCTATTAATTATTCTTTTGTTAATGATGAAGCTTTAGAAAATGAAGATAATGAAGATTTTTATAATTATTTAAATTACTTAGATCAGAGAGAGCAGGTTCCTTTAAGGAATAGGCATTTTCGTGAAGCTGTCCCAAATTTGAAGTATGTAAATACTGTAGTTGGTGATGTTTTAAATTGCTCTTTTGTCTCTGTTGATGAAGCTAGAAAATTTTTATTTGTCAGTAATAAACCTAAGCCTGAAGTTTTTAAACTAAAGTCTTGTCTTTACGTTGTTAAGGTTAATAACAGTTTTGTTATTAAAAGTTATAAAGGCAACTGTGAAGGCCGTCAGGCTATTTTCCACACTAGAGTTTGTTTAAGAAAAAAGAAAGCTTCTAAGACTGTTGTTTTGGTTAAGTGTGATGGTTGTGGTGAAATGTTTAAAGAAGCGGCTTCTCACACTTGCAAAAAGAAAGTTGAGCCTACCCCTAAGAAATCTGTTAAATCAGTTAGAGTTAAAGGGATGAGATATATTAAAAAGGAAGCTCAGTCTGATGCTGTTATTGTCACAACTGATAATGCTTCAAATTATATGGCTGTTGTTGAAGGTCTTGATAATGTTGCTAATGGAGTTTGTCTTGGAAAATATTTTATTACTAGTGGACATTACATGACTAGAGAAGATGAGCCTTTGAAAGTTGGTGATAACTTCCAAGTTCGTTTGGGTATTAAAGTTAATAATGCTTCTCAAATTCAAAGATTGGTAGTTAAGAAGATTGTAGAAGTTAAGACCGGTGTTGGTGATATTGAAGCTGTTTATTTTAGCACAAAACCTTCTGGTCTTTCATCTTATGTTCCTTCAACTGCTAATTCAGGCTTAGTTTCTCTTTGTTGGTTTTCTGATGGAATGAAGGTAAAAATTTCTTCTGGCAATTATGATGGAACAAGCTATAATGCTTCAACTGAAGAAGGCGCCTGTGGTGCCCCTGTTCTTATAGCTGTTAATAATTCAATTCGTTGTATTGGTATTCATAATGCCACTTCTAAGCCTCAAGGGAAGACATGTAGGAACTACATGATTCCCTTTTCCTCTGATTTCTTAACAAATTTTCAATAGGCGACTTAGTGGCCCCACCATTTGGGGGCCCTGAAGTCGCGAGGATAACAGAAAGCATCTTTGATCCAACAACACAATATATATCAAATGGCATTACTAAAATGAAAAGGTGTTTTTCTGTTAAAAAGAGGGTTCGTATAAAAAAGAGTAATAATATTAATTGGTCCTTTGTTAATTTTCTTAAAGAAAATTACCCCTCTATTTACGACTCTCTAGGTTTGAGAGAGGCTGTACTTTCGGTTAATTTAAGGAATGGTTATTTAAAAGAAAATATTTCTGGTAAGTCTTCTTTTAAATATAAATATTTACCAGCTCGTCACACTCTTGAAGGTCTTTATAAAAAATTGTTTCTTTATACTAGACCTCAATACTTGTGTGATGATGCTTGGTCCTTGTCTTTAGATTTTCTTAAAGAGCATTTTTCTTCCTCTCTTTATAATGGTAAAGTTCTGTCTTATGACGAGACTATTGAATTTTTAAAAAATTCTAGTTCTAAGGATTCTTCTACTGGGTACGTGTGGAAGAAAGCTGGTTATAAGTCTAAAAATGAGTTTTGGGATAATTTTAAACCTATTTATGATGAAGTTGAAGCTTCAATTGAAAAAGGTGAAAATCCCGTTTTATTTTGGACAATGTTTTGGAAAGATGAAATGCGTGAAACTTCACGTGTTTTGGATGGTAATAGTAGAGCAGTTTGGAGTTGTTCTCCCATTCAATTATTTTATTCCGTTAAATATTTTTCCCACTTGTTCAAAAATTTTCTCGGTAATCGAGAGTTCACCTGGTCTTTTTGTGGTTCTGACTTCCATAGTTCAGATTTTGATTATCGCTTAA